GGATGTTAAACTTTATCGGTTCAGAGATAGCGCAGTGGTTGAAGATTACTAAAAAGACGAAGTTCTTAAGTCCGGCAAAGATGATTGATGCTTTTATAAAGGACTGGCAAGATCCAGATTCTCCGAGTACTGCATTGCAATATGACCCTTCTGTCGCACCCGGATATAAACCTGAGCCTATCCCTGCGCTTCCAATGCCTCAAGATTTGGTAGAGCAATATCAACGAGCGGAACAGGATATACAAATAGCTTTAGGTCGTTATGAGTCTAATATTGGTGCTCGCTCAAATGAAGTAAGTGGCATTGCGATTTTCAATAAAGCAATGCAAGGAAATAGCACGCTTGCTGAATATAGGGACGCAAGAAACGAAGCGATAGCAGAAACCGGTAAAATAATATTAAACGCAATTCCGAATATATACGACGCAGAAAGAACAATAAGCATTACAAACGAAAATGATGAAGATGAAGAAGTTAAGATTAATTCACCGAAGCTTGATCTTAATAGCGGTCAATATCAAATGAAAAAGACCTTTGAAAAAAACAAATACTCAGTTGAAGTTGATGTGGGGGATTCTTTCCCAATGCAAAGATCTGCTACGGCTCAGTTGGGTATTGAGTTAATTAAGGCAGATCCGACAGGGCAGGCATATCCTTTGGTTGCTGATATTATTGCCGAAAGCATTGATGTTGACGGTGCTTTAAAGATTGCTGAGCGATTGAGAACTCTAGTTCCTCCGCAAATCATTGCACAGGAGACAGGTAAACCAACACCACCTGACCCGAACCAAGTCATGCAGCAACAAATGGCTCAACAAATGGCTCAACTACAAATGCAAGAGCAACAAATTAAGATACAAGCACAACAATTGCAAATGCAAGTAGAACAACAAAAAGCTTCTGATGATCATCTCCGTGCGTTAAATGATAGGATGAAAGCTTTATCCGATGTATTAAATGCGCAAACTAATCAAGCGAAAGTTGGTAATGATGTAGCGCTATCCAAACAAAAACTAGCGGCAGAAATGGCGCGTACGGAGGCGGAGATACTTAAAGTGGAATCGCAGGAGGCGAGGGAGCACATGAAATTTCATCTGGAATCTTTGAGGGGAGCTCATGAAATGAGTAATAATAATAAAGAGGCTAATAAAAATGATAATTCTTGAGAGTATTCTATTATCTCTGGCTATTTTTTACGGTATTTGTTTGTTCGTGTATTTTTTTGGAGAATGATTTATGCCGATCCCAAAGACTAAAGATGTAGGTAATATAATAGATTTTCTTAAAAATGAAAAACCAGGAATGGCGAGAAAACAGAAAGTGGCAATTGCTTTGAATGTTGCTAGAGAAGCGGGAAATAAGAAAATTAAAGTATTACAACCTCAGTTAAAAAAATCTAACCTGAGATAAGATTATCAAGATTAATACAACGATTTTTTTTTGAGAAGAGCTCATACGCTTTTCTAAAATCAAGATCGGCATTCATTGACTTTGCTACTTCTTCCGGAAGTGGGATAATTTTTGCTTCCTCAGTATTTCTCTCAAGAGTAACCTTATTTGACGAGATACATCCTAGATTTTCATATTTACCTTCCAACCAATCATGAACTTCTTGTATTGTTTCAGGATGTTCAATTTCAACTGAGGAACCTTTTTTTGAGAATATCCATATTTCCACGGGGTATGAGTCAGACATTAAGTCTATGAGATATTTTTCGATTTTAAGATAAAGCGGTATATTTTCTATATGAACCTTAATAGGTAGATTATAATACTCCCATTCGTCAGTTAATTTTTCTTTTATCTTATCCAGAGGTGTTGATTCTTCAATAATACAATCATAAATTCCATGGCGGTTTGTTTTTTTTGTTGTTATTAATAATCTTTGACTCATAATATTCCTCTTACTTCAAAAACATTCCGAAGAATAAAATACAAAAAGACAAAATAAGTAAGATCTTGGATATTAAAAAATATCTTTGAATTTTATCAATCATCTCTTCGGCTTCTTTTTTAAAATTATATTGATAAGTCTCTGTAGCTTTAATAAAAGCTCTGATTTCTTTCATTTTCTCTTCGAAAGTTTTGTTTTCCATATATCCCCAATAAATTTATAGAAACCATAATAGTTATACAAATTATAATAATTGTCAAGGTTATTCAACGGAAATAATCACATCATGGGTTGGTATTGGCACTGAACCCCCTTCGATGCCAACGCAAACTGCCTGTGGATAACTCTGTGGATAACTCTGTGGATAACCATGTGGATAACTCTTGACAAATAAACACATAATATCTAATCTAAAGTTAAGGTTATATGCACCTCAAGCATAGCGATACTTACTCGTTTTTGTAAGGCTCAGAAGAGGTTACTGATCATGACTGAAGAAAATCAGGTAGTAGAGAACGAAAGCAATACTGTTACTAAGAATGAAGAGCAAAGTGCAAAGGTCGAAATTGAAACAAGCGAAGAAAAAACATCAGAGACGAAAGTCAATGATGGTGAAGCTGCTAAAATTCGTCAAGCGACTGAGCACAAGCTTAATAAAAAGTTTGAAAAAGAGCTTGCGGAAAGGAATGCGAAAATAGCTGAGCTTCAAAAGAAGATTAGCGAAGTAAGCACTCCCCCCGATAATGAATCGGTTTACGATCCTATTATTGGCTGGCGAAATAAACAAATGACTGTTGAGGAATATCAGCAGAAATTGTTGGAAGCGCAAGCAAAGCAGCAGCAATTGCAACAAGAGCAATCTTTTATTAAACCAGTTGAACAACGGGCGGCTATTGCCTCTCAGAAGATACCAGACTTCCAGCAGGTATTAGGTTCAGCGGTACAAGCTGGATTAGTTACTCGCAACATGGTTCTGCTTGCAGGTCATGAAGAGGGTGGGCTAGAAATTTTGTACGACTTAGTAAAAGGAAACTCTCCAAAAGTTCTCGAATTACAAAGATTACCAGAACATGAACAGGCGAAAGAGTTATGGCGCCTCGCGTGGTTGAAGAATAATCCACCGAAACCTACCGGAACGGTAGCGGACAAGCCGATTACTCCTGTTGATGAAATAGGGGACGGAAAATCTGTTCGTGTTGATTATGACAGCCTTAATTATCGCGACGCATACAAAGAATTTATTAAAAAACGTCGGGGTTGAGGTATAAAGAAATTTTATAAACCTCAATCTCATTCATAAATATTTTGAGGTGTTATAAAATGGCTAATACTTTTATTGATGCAAAGGGCATAGGTCTTATTGGGCGAGAAGCTCAATTCGAATGGAAAAATAACAATACTTTCTTGGCAACTGCTACGAGAGAGTATGATGGTATGTACGACGATAATAAATATTATCAACCTGGTACTACCATTTACGTTCGACTCCCGAACAACTATCTAACACAAACTGGCGACACTGTAACCGTTGGCGATGTCAAAGAACGATATGTTCCAGTGAATCTTGAACAAATTCTTAGCGTTCCTTTAGCTTATACCGTTACAGAGCTAACGACATCAGTCGGGGCGATGGAGAACTGGAAAAATCGAGTTCTTTATCCTGCGATGAGAGCACTATCTTCCCAATTGAACTATTTGATTGCTCAAAAAGCAAAAACTCAAGTAAGTTTATATACTGGTGATGCTGCTGCTCATATTAACGCTTATTCTGTAGTAGATAATGCAGGGGCAGTTCTTGACGAACATGCTTGCAGCCGTTCATTGAAAAGATACGCTTCTTTAGCGGTTCGTGAATCTGCGGCTTTGAGACAAGCTTCAACCCTTCAGAACATGTTTAACCAAGTGATTAACAAAGACATCACCTTAAACTCACAATTAGGTCAATTGGCTGGGTTCGATATGTTTGTCGAACAATCAATTCCTTATCATACTACATACTCTGGTTCTCGAGCTGGTGTAACCGTTAAAACAAACGTTACTTCCGGTGCGACCACAATTGTATTGACTGGTTTAACTGCTTCTACGACAGGAATTGTTAAAGCTGGTGACGTCATTACCTTTACTGGAATTTATTCAGTGAACCCCATTACGTTGCAAAGCCCTGGTCAAACTTATCAAGCCGTTGTAACTGCTGATGCAGATTCAGACGGTTCTGGTGATGCGACTATTACTGTTGGTTCTCCTGTTATTCACGATACAACCAATCCAAACCGAAATGTGAGCTCGCAAATTGTTGCGACAACTGCGGTTACTTTTGTTGCTTCTCACCATGTTAACTTAGCTTGGGCAGAAGACGGGTTAGTTGTGGTATGCCCGAAACTAGCTCCGCTGGATACTCCATACAGCGCGGTCGTTCAAGATCCTGATACAGGATATTCTTTGACTTTATCAAAGAGCGCAGAAATTCTTGATAACAAGAACATTCTACGATTGAACATTCTCTGGGGTGCGACATGGATGGCGGATAGAGCGGTCAGAATTCTTTCCCTCTAATTTGTTTGTGTCATTGCTGATGGGCGGATTCTGTCCGCCCGTTCGCATATAAGCGAGATATTACGATGACAACTCAAGTGGAAAAGTTGATTGAGCGGTCGTATAAAGTAGCTGGATTATTTCAACAGGATCGAATTTTAATAGGATCAAAACAGCAAGAAGCTTTAATTATTCTCAATGAATTTTTAGATTATTTGGCGAGTGATCCCAGTGGTATTGCTTTCTACAATACGCTACAATTTCCAGTCGTTTCCGGACAGCAATCCTATGTTTTTGCGCCTTCTGGTGGTGATGTTGTTTCGAACCGGATTGTGGAATTAAAGTTTGTTGTATTGATTTCTTCGGGAACAAGATATCCCGTTCAGATTGTTCAAGATTCTGAATACTATGAACAAATATATTATCAGACCTCTGGCGCTCGTCCTTACGCATGTTTTCTACAGAATGGTATTGATTCTTCTACTCTTAATTTTATATATAAGCCTGATACAAGTTATACTGGTGAAGTAAAGGCTAAATTTGTATTAAATCATCTTACCTTAAACACAGATATTTCTAACGTTCCAGAATATTACATTCGTTATTTGAAATACGCATTAGCCAAAGAATTAGCTATTGAGTATTTACCGGCGAATTGGACAGAAGCTCACGAAACAGAATTAAAAAAGATAGCGAGTTCGATCAAGAATATTTCGGATATTGATTACACCCTAAGAACCAATCCCATTTTTTCGAATTCTAGTCGGTGGTGGGATTATAGAATGGGAGTAATTCTTTAATGCGCGTTGATTTTCCGATTGTTGGAACATATAAAAAAAAGTTTCCTCTGGAATATGATCCCGAAGATACTTTGAACATGTATGCCGATTATTCGGAAGACAAGAGTTCAGGCGCTTTGATTTATACGCCAGGTTTGAGTTTAGATAATGGCTTTAAGGTATCTACGTCTGGTGGAGTGAGGCAGCTGTATACATCAAAACTAACTGATTACATGCATGCGGTCATTGGTGAAAACATTTATTATATTGATGAAGCATTGAATTATTCGCCAGGATTAAAGATTAATACAAATAAGGGATATGTCGGAATTGATGAAACGCTTAATCAAATCTTGATGGTGGATGGTGTAAAAGGCTATTTAGTACAAAAAGATCCGGTTTCATATTCTATTATTGCGAGCCCTGCTTTCCCGTCTCTCCCGGTAGATGTTGCGGTGTTTGGTGGTCGGTTTTACGTTATGCAGGGCGGTACAGCTGAAATTTATTTCTCTGGGGTGAATGATGGAGCGACTTGGAATACATTAAACAAGTTCAGTATTACCAGTTATCCAGATAAAAACGTTGCTTTACGGGTGTTGAATGGTCGTTTGTTTGTTCTTGGGACGCGATGTACTGAGATATGGGTATTACAGGGTGGGTATTTTCCCATTGCTCGAGATGAGAGTGCTTTTATTGAATATGGATGTGCTGCGGCGGGCAGCATTGGGGTAGAAAATGGAATAATGATCTGGCTAGCTTCTGATAAACAGGGGGTTACATCAGTCGTTGCGACAAAGGGAGGGATTCCAGAGCGTGTTTCTACTGTAGAAATTGAAAAATTATTTCAAGATTATGATGTAGTAGATGACGCGCGAGCTTTCATGTACTGGGAAAATGGTATTTTATTTTATCAATTGAATTTTACGCATGAAAATGCGTCTTTTTTATTCAATTTATACACAAAAGAATGGACGAGAGTTGCTTATAAGGATTCAGATCGGCACCGAGCGGAGTGCTTGTCATTTTTTAGCGGTAGGAAATACGTCGGAGATTATGAATATCCGTATATTTACGATTTTAGTAATAGTTATTTAGATGATGCGGGTATTGCTATCAGAAGAAATAGAGTAACCAGTGTATTTTATCCGAATGGTGGAAAACCATTTGTATGCAAGGAGTTTAGATTCATTGTACAACAAGGGGTTAGCTCAGAATATGGGGTAGATGATGATGCGCGGATGATGATCAGAATCTCGCGCGATAACGGGGCTACTTTTGGAAATCAATTAAACGTTCCCATTGGTAAATTAGGTGAGACATCGATTAAAAGCGAGATTTATAGGATGGGTTTGTTCGAATATGGAAGTATTGTTGTTGAAATCGAATTTTACAGTAACATTAAATTTAATTTTATTCATGCGTACTTGGATATTGAATAATGAGTTATCCAAAGAGTCTAAATCCTTCGTTTAGATCTGCTTTTTTAGATAAAAGTGGTGATGCATGGTTTGATATTGATAATTGGATGAGTTCTTCGAATAGATTATTGCGTTTTGGGTATCCGATTCCGGAAATTTTTAATATTGAAGCTGCAAATGGAGTGCAAGTAGGTACAGATTTTAAAGATTTACATATTAGATTACAAAGTTCGTCGTCTGGTAATACGGATATAACGGCAAATCCACAAATTACTACTGGTCTTGATGGTCAAAATATCACCATTGAAGGAAGTCATGATACAAAAACAGTTACTTTAAAAGATGGTAATGGTCTTAGATTGGAAGGTGGTCATGATTGTGTTTTAGGAAAAAACGATACTATTGATCTTTATTACAATGCAATAGACTCGGTTTGGGTCGAGAAATCAAGGAATGATAAGCTAACAGCAACTTTACCCATTGAATCAGGCGGTACGGCGTGGGGAGGACCTTTAGTCAATGATAGGGTGATGATTAGTAATTCTGGTTCTATCATCGAAAGCCCGATTATTACGGTTTCAGAATTAAATCTGCTGAATGGAATGCTCAGTGTTTCAACTGGGACTTTGAATAATGATAAACTAGTCACTCAAGGATATGTAGACGACGCGGCTTTTGTGGTAACTGGAAATTTAACGGAATCAACATCGACAGTATTGACAATATCAGGTGGAACTGGAGCTGTTGTAGGATCTGGGACTACATTACAGGTAAAACAATCAAGCTCTCTACAAAGCGGGTATTTATCGAATACCGATTGGAGTACATTCAATAATAAACAAGATGCTTTAACATTTGGTAATTTATCGGCATCGCTTCCAATCAGTGTTTCAGGAGGAACTGGTTCGGTAATAGGATCTGGTTCATCTTTATCAATTTCGCAAGCAACAACCAGTACAGACGGTTATTTATCTAGTACCGACTGGAATACGTTTAATGGAAAGCAGGATTCTTTGTCATTTGGAAATTTAACAGAAGCTACCAGTTCTGTTTTAACAATAGTTGGAGGGACTGGTTCAGTTATTGGTTCAGGAACAAGTATACAGGTATCACAAGCAAGTACCTCTACCAATGGATATCTATCAAGCACGGATTGGAATACATTCAACAATAAACAATCTGCTCTTTCGCTGCCATTAAGCGTCGCTAACGGTGGGACGAATTCATCTACGGCGTTAAGCAATGATAGGGTAATTATTAGCTCGTCTGGGGCAATAGTTGAAAGCTCTACCATTACCACAACAGAATTGGGTTTGCTAAATGGTATGACGGGATTTGCAACGGGTGTGAGTGATAATGATAAATTTGCGACAAAAGGATATGTGGATGACTCAATTGTTTTTGGTAGTTTTAGTACTCTTACAGATGTTACCGGTGCGTATACAACTGCAAATGCTATTTATAGAGTCAATGATGATGTAGATGGATTAGAAGAAACAACGATTATCGTTGATGAGCCTGCTTCGAATCAATTTCAAATATCAAGCGGAACTTCTGCTTTATTGGTACAACATAGCGCAACAATCGATACAACTAATTACGTATTAGCTCCGCCATCTACAACGCAATATGCTGCGTTAATTTGGGATGCAGCAGGGACATGGGTTGAAACTACCCATTTACAATATAATCCATCTAGTGAAGTTTTAACAGTTGGCGGTGGTACTCTTGCTGTTAGTCCGGCAATTTATTTCGTAGGACACACGTATAGTGCATATCTTACTTATAATCAAAGTGGGGGTGGATATTTTAATATTGGCAATGGTTTAAAAGTTAATGGGCTTGGCGCTACCATTGATAGGTTTGACACAGATGGTACATTAACAGCTGACTCAGATACCAGGAGCGTTACACAAAAAGCGGTAAAAACTTATGTAGATACTAAAGTACCCACTTCAGTTCCAGCTTCAAGCGCGCAATATTGTATATTGGTTGCCAATGCGGCATCAGCATGGGTAGAAGATACAGGATTTAAAGTTCAGTCTGGAGCTATTACCACTTGCAAGAGCGCGATACTAGATAATACTTCAGCAGGGAGTATTACAGATGTTTTAAAGATAAGAAATCAAGGTGGCGGAACGACTAGCACGGGATGTGCTGTTAAATTTGATACCAGAGGCGATTCATATAAAAGCGCGATCATTGCTTATGATAATGGCGATGCGCTTTATTCACATCATGATTTATTTTTCTGTATTGATAATGCAAGTGATAATAATGACGTGGCTTTAAGTGATGCGGCAATGGTATTGCTCAGGACTGGTGATTTACAATTGTATAATGATTTAATGATAGGAAATGGCGCGGCTGGAGTTGATTATACTCTAACGTTTAACGGAGAAACCAATGACGGTGTATTGTTATGGGATGAAGATAATGCATTATTTAATTTTGATAGTAATTTGCGGTTATCGAAATCTACATCACCCACATTAGATTTTGGTAGTTCATACAACTTTATTTCTTACGATACCACCAACACAGCGACCATCTTAGCAAGTATTGCAAATGTAGATATTTTAATTGATAGTAATAATGATAGTACGACAAGCACTTTTAACGTTAAGAAAAACAACACCAGTACTTCATCAGCGACAACCATATTATCAATAGCGGAAAATAATACCCTTACTATTGGAGATAATGATAGCAGTACAGCACAAGCAATATGTGTAT